TAGTTAAGTACAGCTTGATCAATAGCTTGCTGTTGTTGAGCTTGTTGCTGTGCACCAAACTGAGCTTGTGTACCTAATATGCTAGTTTGCGCAGCTAGTTGTTGTGTACCTAGTTGGCCTAGTTGCCCTGCAGCTTGTATAGCTTGCCCGTAGCCTTGAAGACCTAGATTTGCACCAAATTGCTGTGCCTGTTGTGCATTGTTAAAGGCTTGATTATATCCTTGGCCTATCATTTCCTGTTGCGCAAGAGCTTGTCCTTGCCCTACCATAGCATTGCTTAATGCCTCACGACTCCCACCAAACGCCCCTGCTTGAGTTGCTGCACCTTGTTGTTGTGCTCCTTTAATACCAAATTGTTGATTTAATAGCTGTAGTTGTGGGTCTAACGACTGTTTCAAGTAGGGGTTCATGTATGCCTTTATGGCATTTGGGTCGGTAGCTTGTTGAGCGTAATTTTGTCCAGCCATCATAGACCCTAAACCACTTAGTCCTGCCATTTGAGACGCAGGGGCAAACTGGCCCGGAGTTTGTAGATTAGCAGCACCTGCTTGAGCTTGTTTTTGTAATGGACTGAAACCTGCCACATAGTCTGCCGCATTGGTACTATATGGGACATAAGCTGATTGAGATAAAGGTTCTGCCCTATTAAGCATGTTCTTAACATAAGGCATTAACTCCGCAGGTATGGTATTTTGATTTACTGTCTGCGTAGTTTGACTAGGAGTAGAAGGGGGGGAACCTCCATAAAACCTTGGGCAAATATAAGTAAAAAAGAATTTGTGAAGATTACTTACTTTGAATATCATAACGCTAACTCCATACTAATTTGTTTGTTGGGCACATACCCTGATTGTCTTTGCAGTAATCTTGCTACCGAAGGGCGAACAGAACATTCAATACGAGTCGCCCCCATAGCTTTAAGCCAATCTATAAACCCTTTATGATGTTCTATAGAATTGCCAAAATTACCGCCAAAAGCTGAAACATATGCAACTCGTGCATATGGATAATTTAACCATTGTATAGTGACGCAACCTAATATGGTGTTATCACTATTGCTACCAACAAGTAATGTTTGTTCTCCACGTATAAGATATTCTTTTAAGTTATCTATAGAGTAGTATTTACTAGTATTACTTTTCTCAAATACAGGTTTTAATAAAGGCTCAACAAAAGGCCATACCTGATGTATGTAGTTAGGATCTACATGTTGTACTTTTAAATTCATGCAAGCAGGCCTTTACGTGCTTTTGAATCTACAGCAACCTTACCTTTACCTACAGTTTTACTTCTACGTTTTTGTACTCTATCAACCATTGCTTGAAGAGATTTAGCACCTGCTTCAGTAGAACCATTACCTAACTCAGATACAATCCGTGCAGGGATAACAAATTCACCATCAGCAAGTCTCGCAGGTTGTTTACCACTATCACCTATTTGAGCGGGGATTGAATCACTAACACCATCCCCTGGACCTCTAGTCAACCCTGCAATACCGCCATGTGAGTACCCGCCTAAATTATCCCTCATCATACCACCAGTAGCTGCCATTTGAGTAGGTTGAGCTTGTGGCATTGGTTGTACAGGTTGTTGTACAGGTTGTTGTACAGGTTGTGCAGGTTTAACTTGTGGCATTGGTTGTGCACCCATTATCCCCTGCGGAGCAGGTGTTTGTTGAGGCTGTACAGGCTGTTGAGCTTGTGGTTGTGCTTGTTGAATTTGTTGCATAGCTCTGGCTACAATTGGATTCATTTGGCCTTGTTGAGATGCGTCAGTTACAGATCCGCCAACAGCATAATAATATTGTGGCACGGTAGTCCTTGGAATATCTTGTTGTATATAAGGTATAGGGTCGTAGATACTAGCAGTAGCAGGTGCTTGAGATTGTTGTTTGCTAGAAGTACCTCCCATCATATTCATCGCTGCACCCCCCAACTGCATTGCTATAGCTGGATTGTCCTTAATCAGTTTAACACCTTTGTCTATATAGCCCACATTAGATGGTGAAGCTGCTGCAGGAGAAACAGCAGAAGGTGTGTTCACAGCATTAATAGCAGCAGTATTACTTGCATAAGAACCTGGCCCCATAGGTGGAGCAGAAGTGGTTATAGGTTGCCTAATAGCTGACGACATATCTCCAGAAGTCATCGGGGTTGGGTTAGGTTCAAAAGCTATAGGTATATCAGGACCCAATGGAGTTTGAGAAAGAGTTGCAGGGCTTATTTTAACACCATCACCAGCACCCACTGCCGCAGTTGAGCCACCTACGTCTGATACATCAGCTAGAGTTTCACCTGTACCCACAGAATCAACCCCTTTCATATACCCTCCGATACCCCCAGCAGCTCCACCAAGTGCTGCCCCTGTTAAAGGGTCTTCACCACCTGCGGCAGCCCCAGCGGCACCACCTGCGGCACCAGAAGCAGCGCCAATAGCTGTGGACGCCCCAGTGCCACTTGCTGCAGCACCTAATCCTGCACTTAAACCACTAGCCATTCCTCCGGTAACAACTCCACCAATCCCCCCCATTAGCGCACCTTTACCAACATCCTGACCTGTCGCTGCTGAGGTTATAGCACCTAAACCTGCTCCAACAGCACCTGCTGCTAATCCTCCGCCAACAACACTACCTACTGTCGCTGCAGTAACAGCAGCACTGCCCGCTGCAACCCCACCTGCTGCTACAAACGCCGCTGCCGATGCCGCAGTAGCTGCGGCTGATACTACAAATGCCATGATGGTGCTCCTAACAGCAACTGCTGTTGATATTCTTCAAAGGTAGCAGAGACGAGTTCTTTTTCAATAGCTTCAATCTCTATGTTATCTGTTCTATGTACGGTAATAAAAATTACATCTGTTTCTGCATAACCTAAACGCTTAACACCCGGTTTATCAACCATGATGTGGCCTTCAGAAATAATGTAAGATTCAGTTCCGTTGGTGATTCTTATTCTGCCTTTAGCTAAAATAGCAATGCTTTCAAAATTGTGTATCTTCCCTGTTAATATAGTCCCTGCAGGTATAAACATACTCCTTACATAAACACCATCTATTTGATAATGTTCAATAGGTAACTCTACTTGTGGCATCTGCAGTAGTTCTTGCTCAATGCGTAGTATTTCAGGCATCGTTCCAAGTTCGGCTAAGTTACTCATTATAACCCTTATGTATTGTTTCTAGTTACTCATTATAACGCTTATGTATTGTTTTTACTGAGTTTATCATGCTGGGAGTGCAGATACAAATGTTAGTGTTGCTACGTTAGATGCAGTTGATGGTCTAGTTGGTGAAGCCCCAGCTGCGTATGCTTGAATAGTTACGTTTGCACTGTCTGTAGACCACCAAATCTCAACATAATCACTTGCATTTAACTGCACAAAAAAGTTCCAACCATTGATACTATGCCCCGGTATACCCCCATGACTATTAGGTACAGAAACATATCCCGTAGAGCCTACAACATCTACACCATTTATACGCAGCCAAATACTAACATCGTGAAGCTGAGTATCAGTGTTTTGAAATTGCGTACTAAATTGAAGATTATATATACCCGAATATGTTGCGGTGATTTTAGACCCACCAACTATAGTTACACCACTACTATAATCAGTAGTATTAAACGTCATGGCGTTAGCTGTGTTTGCTGTAACAGTATGTGATACGGTATCTTCAAAAGCGCCATAAGGAGAACGTAATAACCCTATTCCTACGTCACTAATTAAAGATGCACTGAAATTATCTATCTGATTAAAATAAAGCCGTAAAATATTACTATATTTATCAAACGCCTGTTGATTATAAATTTGAGGCGCAAGAGGTAAGTTAGGTGCTTTAGATGGAATTAAGGTTGCAATAGTTGTCATTACTTCCCTCCCCAATATTTAAGTTCTAATTCTTTACGTGCTTGTGCAGCCTCTTCAACAGTATCAAATACTTTAGAGTAGTATGCATTTTTTTTAACAGTTATTTTTGCCATATACTTACCATATACTTTACTTACTCCAATATACCCTGTTGCATTTGTTTTACGTAATCTTACATTTCTATTTTGAATAGTCACACTCGCCCATCTGCAATTTTCTTTTGTATAGTTTCCATATGTATCTATTCTATCTAAAGTTTCAGTACCAACAGGTTCTCCCATATCCTTTTCAAAACTTAAATAATCTAACCATTCTGGGCATACTTTTATACCTACCGCACCGTATTTACAATAATCTTTATCTTTTGGATTATTACAACGTCTAATCATAGCTCGCCAAGTATTGTATGAGCTTTTCTTCCATCCCCCGTGTTTTGTTATTTTTTCTTTTAAGTAACATCCGCAAGACACAGTATTACCATTAGCTAAGGATCCTGAAACTACGGTAGTTGTATTTCCACATGTGCAACTACATAACCACAAACTTTGATGGTGAATATTCATTCCAACGTAATTTAATACAGTTAATTTACCAAATACCATTCCCGTTTTATCTTTTCTAAAGCTCATAATAAACCCCCAATTAATAGAAAGTTTATTATACATCTTTATTTAGAATCCTTGTACATGTATTTTTAGAATCCTTGTATATCTAGCGCCTCCCATCAGGACGCACGTCATACCTAGGATTACCCAACTGCCAAGCAACACCTAACGAATCAGACTCAATTCTAAAGCTCATCTGTCTACCGCGCAGCCTTGTATAAACTTGCCCTGTAAACTGTTGTACTACGTACACGCTTGAGTTGGGTGGATAAGGTAAGGCATAGTTGTCTGAACTTGTTACTACAGGTGCATCTGCTGTACCATATGGTGCACCGGAATTTTGTCTTGGTTTGATAGTAATAGTCACATAAGGATTATTTACATTTGATCCGTTAAAGTTTACGTCAGGCAATATACGCCATACAAAACCAAAGTTTTGACCATCTTCAATATCAAAATCAGAAGATTGAACATACGAAATTATAGGAACCGTTTGGTCTGAAGCATTATCATCTACCGAAGCTTCATGATACAAAATATGTCCATTATTAAGGTTAGATACAAACATTGATGTTGTTGATACAGTTTGATAATAATTAACTTGGTATGTTCCAACATCACCTGTATCGCCAGTTAATTGTGTCATTATAGTTGTATTACTATCAACCATTGATCCTGTAATAACACTTCCTATAGATATAGATCCATAATAGACATTATCTACTGTTAGTATATTTTCATAAATAGAACCTGTAAATCCACATAACGGCATATAGTTAGCAGCCATTGGGTAAGGTCTTATGCCTGAATCTATCCAAGCAGTTCTAGTCATATTACCTGAATACCAAACATTATCTAAATAGTTATAAATAACATATCGGTCAATAATACTAGCGTCTTCAGAACAATAGAACCACCAAACTTCATTATAACCTGAGTTCCCCCCTGCAAAAATCTGATACCCTTGTGATGAATTAAGATCTTCAAACACATACTGCTTCAGTGTACAGTTAAGCGTAGATACTGTACCGTTATACATGTAAAACTTATCAATCCCCATCCAATAAGTAACATTGTTTACACTTACTGCAGCATTGGGAGATATAATAGAAATGTTGTCCATTAGTACGTCAAATTTATAAACATACGGAGGACCAAGATATTGCATACTATATAGACAAGAATCTGTCCATACTAAATTTTCAACACGAGTAACTTGAGCAGTTACTATATAAGAACCATGTGTAAGTCTAAACTCACCAGATTGGTTAATTATAGTAGGCACCCAATCGTAAGGAACCCCTTGGTCTGACCAACGTACAAGCATAGGGTCAAAATCCGTTGCCGGAGTCCCCGGAACATATGAGTTAGCTCCAAACGCAATGACAAATCGCTGCAATGCGGACGCCATAACTTGATTAGTGGCAAATGGAACAAATGCCCCAGAGTAAGTAAAAGTGTAATCTCCTGCACTTGCAGAAGTTGTTGTACCCGCGATAGGAATTGTATTGCCCCCAAGATACGAATAACTTACGTATGTACCACTTGGTATACCAATACCCGTTATTAAAGATCCTGCACTAATACCTGTAGATATACCTACTGTAATACTTGTTGCACCAGATGCAAATGTTGCTGTAGTAGTTAGTGCGGTAGTATTATTAGCAACAGTGGAGAGTAATGATGCTCTGACAGAGGTCCCTGTAGCATCTTTCCAATAATATATAGACGATCCTCGAACTGCTAAAACAAGGTCCTGCCCATAGTTATCTGCGCTCCACAAAGTTAATTGCTCAGTAACACCGCCACCGCTAGTGTACGCACTACCCCATGTTCTAGCAGGGATACTTGCTGGCATATAAACAACGACTGTACCACCAGACGCCGCAGTTGAAGTTGTAGTATAAGTTAGAGAACCTATTACTGTAGAAATAGTATAAGTATCTACACCTGTTACAGTTACTTTAAAAGCTTTTTGCAAAACAGTTTTATTAATACCGCAAGGGTCTGATCCAATACTGTAAAAAGAAACGTAGTCTCCGGTAGTTAAGCCGTGAGCTGTTTGAGCAACTGTCAGTACAGATATGCCCGTAGCTGTGGCAGTGAATGGGTTTGTAAGAGTTTCCGGAGCATATTGAGCATAAGGACCTGCTCCCCAACCAGTACCAACAATAGAATTTGACAAACCTGTAGATACTTGAAAAGCTGCGGTTATTGTAGTACCACCGCCTGTTGCGGTACTTGTTGCAGCTGTGTCTACAAGAATACTAAAATTACTAGCATCTATATAAGTTAATTGAAATTCTTTATTCAAACTTGACGCAGGTATACCCCCAACAGCAACAACTCCAGAAAAAGTAACAAAATCATTATTAGTAGCACCATTAGCTATTATTCTAACTTTTACAACTTTCGACCCTGCGGTAGTAATAAAACAGTTGTTAGTGGCAGGTGAAGTAAATGTAGCTCTAATGGGAGTAATATCATTATATGCTCCACCTTTTTCAATGTAGTATTTTAAGTTAGTACCTATACCTAAATAGTTACTCCCATCAAAATCAATCCAGTTCCACAAAGATCGTGCTGTACCTAAAAATGAATTATTAGTTGCGTCTAATGTAGTCCAACCACCTAGTTTCTCAGGATTGCCAGAACGAAAACGTATCTTATCACCATCGTACCAACCACCTTCGTTAGAATAATTAGTTCCCTCACGGTTAAGGCCCGGAACTAACTTTAACTTCTGTAATGGCATAGTTTATCCTATCAATGTTTTAGCTGTTGCATCAACAGCATTAGTACGTGCTAACCATCCCTTACCATATATAGGAAACGAGGGAAGACCTCTATAAAATGCTTCTTTAGCTTGTGTGTACTTATTAATAAGTTCTTTACTGCTTGCAGCTTTCACTGCTTGTAATGTCTTTGGGCCTATAGCCCCATCCGCTGTTACACCTACGGCTGTTTGTAGTGTTTTTATCGCACGTCCGGCCCCTGCATTGATAGCAAAATCAAAAGCAAGATAGTCAATACCACTGGGTAAATCATCGCCATGTGCCAGATCCCAATATTTATGTTTATAAAATGGAGCAACCTTTTCAGGTGTTAAAGCTTTCATGTCAGCTGTACTGACTTTGTGCCCAACATAAGCTTCCCATGCAGTTTGAGTTACACCTAAATTAGTACAGCCTTTTCTACCATCAGGAAGCGCATTTCCCGGATCTCTAGGATCATCTTGAAAGCCGCCTTCACTCTTAAGGATATGATCTAAAGAGGATTTAAAGTTAGTTTCCATTGATACCCAGTAGTGACTTAAGTTCATCCACGCTTAACCCAGCATTTGCCAACTTTTCTTGTGGTGTTAGCTCAACTGGAGCGGGTTGATTAGCCTCAATCTCTGCTTGTATAGCTTGTGCTTCTTCATCTGTAATCGCTACGCAATCAGCAGGAAGTAAGTATTCAAACTCAGTAGAATCAAGAAAGTGTAGGTTGTTATTTGTGTCTTTGTAGTACATGTTTATTCCTTATCTGAGTTCATACCAATAGGATGCAGCATAGCCTGTTAGTGTATAATACGACCCGTTAGGTATTATAGCCCCTACATTATTTCCGTTATTTGAAGCACTACCGTCAATACCACCAACTATAACTATTGATCCATTGATACTTAATATCATTGTTCCTTGGCCACCACCAGTGGTTGACATAAGAACTTGTATTGGTTTACCTGTAGTATTATAGTAATTCACACTTGTTGTTCTACTTGCGGTCATATTCTGCCAAGTCTGTCCATATCCTAAAGTACCCATTACCAAGTTCTGTCCACCAACTCCTTGAACAAGAGACGGCGTTGTTGCCCATGTACCAGCGGTTGCCTGTGTTGATTCAATATAACCAATGACTCGGTAGGCTTTAGATGTTTGAGCAGAAGTTGAGTAAATAACAGTGCTTGAATCCGAGACTGCACTTATAGTTGTCGAAGTTATAAGTCCTGATTCTGTTAGATCAACTCCTCCAGCTATATTAGAAACGCCTAATACCACAGTACCTGCGTTGTTAATAGCAATAATAGCTAAATTAGATGTTATAGCATTTGCGGTTCCTAGGGTTGCCCCTGATGGAATAACCAGTGTAACTGCTGTGGCTATATCTACTGTTGTCACTGCTCCAGATGAAAGCGTTGTTGACCTAAAATCTATAGAAGTTGGTTGTAGTGTTACAGTCATTGCACTTGCTGCAACAGTAGCTGTAAATGGTTGTATAGGCGATAATGTTGGTACAGTTACAGTAGGCGTTAAAGGATTGAGAATAACATAATCAGTGCCATCGTATTCAACATCAACAAGCATGTTAATTTTAATAACAGGGGCTGCTTTTACACCTAAATCATTGTACTGTTTAATATTCTTAGCTGTTAATCCAGAAACAGATAAAGTGGGGGTGCCTGTACCTGTAGCGTTAAACTTCAACCGCAATCTTTGGTTTGTTATTATACCAGCGTAGCCTGTCATTGCTGTAGATGCAGCGACTACTGTTTGGTTTGTGGTGTATGTGCCAACATCCCCTGTTCCAGTACCCAAAGCCGTGATATAAGTGCCAGCAACAACAGCTGTCCCTGTAATAGCCATACCAACATACAACACACCACTTGCAACGGCAGTTACAGTAAGAACACCTGTAGTAACAGCGATGCTACCTGTAAACTTAGCCATAGGGGCTGTAGTAAGTGATGCAACAGGCAGTGTAAATGCAACTGTACCCCCCGTTGTGCTAAAAGCTGTAAATAATTGCTTTTGAAATGTACCTGCATTATCGTTTTGAGCATTTAATATTGCAGTGTTCATTTGGCTGTATTCAACAAGCCCACCAGCTGCGGTTGAAGCAGCTGCCCCTGTAAAGTTAAATCCGTTTAAATCTTGGTTTGCATTTGGTATAGAGCCAGTGACTAGGAAAAAATTTGCCCCGTTACAATATACGGTACTTGTACCACCATTAGGTATAGTAACCCCAGTGCCAGAAGTCGCTTTTATAACAATATCAAACCCACCTGTAGTAGCATTTTTAATAATGTAGGTTTTTGAAACCAAAGGAGCAATTATGTTTCTAGTTGCAGATGTAGTACCAATAACATTTAATACAGCTTGCCTAGCCTGATCTGTTACACCGTTATAATTAGTTAAAATTATATCCGCCGTAGATACGGAAATATTTACAACCCCTGCTATAGATTGCTCTATAAGAGTTCCAAGGTTGTTATTAGTGGTATTTCCCCATGTGCCAGACTGTTCTCCCGAACCTATAAGTTCTAGCCGTAATGAGGTGGAATAAGTACTTGGCATATGCGATGTCCTTTATTGATTATTAACAGCACGATGTAGCATTATTATTTACATCTGTCCAGTTTGTAGTTTGAGTATCATTAATATCACTCCACGGTGTTGCTTGGTCATTATATACATTTGACCAACCTACTATTTCAGGTATTATTTTACCACTTGTCTCTGCAAATGCTAATTCCGATATAGCTTCCGTAGTGTATGTTTGCGGTTTATAAGACTCTTGGTTGTTGTCTATATTAACCCAAGGTGCAAATTGGTCATTATATATGTTTGACCACCCTATTTTTGCTGGTACTAATTTTCCACTTGTCTCTGCAAATGCTAATTCCGCTATAGCCTCTGTGCTATATGTTTGTGGTTGGTAAGACTGTTGGTCATTATTTATTTTAACCCATCCAGTGTCACATTGGCAATCCGTTAATGTAACTCGTTCTATACAACTAGATAAAAACTGAGCTACAACAGATTCAATATCCGTTATTACAACTTGATCATTAACAATTCCTACAAAAGACACCTGTGCATTTTGAGTATCAGCTAATGTTTGAGACTCATTTACATCGACTAAAAACTGAAGACCACCTGTTTCTTCACTTGTTAAACTTATTGTATTAGTTTGAACACCTACAAATGTAGCAATTACGTCTTCTAAAGTACTTAATATTTGACTATTATCATTCTGAACTACTGGAAAGTTTTGTACAGCAGTTTCTGTATTGGTTAATGTTTGAGTTTCAGTTTGTGTAGCTAAAAACGTAGCAACTCCCACCTGTATGTCAGCTAAGGTTTGAGACTCATTTACATCGACTAAAAATTGAAAACCACCAATCTGGTTGTCAGTTAGAGTTAACGTATTAGTTTGAACACCTACAAATGTAGCAATTACATCTTCTAATGTGCTTAGTGTTTGATTGTTATCATTTACAACTACTGGAAAATCTTGTACAGCAGTTTCTGTATTGGTTAATGTTTGAGTTTCAGTTTGTGTAGCTAAAAACGCTACAAGACCTATTTCGCTATCGCTTAATGTTTGTGTGTTAGTTTGTGCGGCTACAAATGCTGCAATTACATTTTGGCTAGTTGTTAAAGTCTCAGTCTCAAAAACACTATCAACATAATCAACAATGCTTAACCCTGCAAATGTAGATTGTGCAAATGCGGTTAACCCAAACATTAGTCTTTAAGCATCATACCAAGGCCACCAGCTACTCCACTAGCAAGCAATAATAATTGATCTATGGGTTTACCCATAAAAATAAGAACCGCACCTACAATAGCTGTAGTTACCCATATAAGCCCTCTTTTAGTTGAAGCTTCTGACCAGTCAAATTTCATATTACTCAACAACCTCTTCTTTAGGTAATGCCTCGACTTGAGGCACAGCTTGTACTTTAATTTTTTCAACCAATTCTGCCACTTGAACATAAGGAGCTTGTCCCAATGCTTGTAGGATTAAGTTTATTTCTTGTACTGATAATTCTAAATTAATCATTAATTCCATCCTATCGCTTTTGCATAGTCAACAGCACCATCCACTTCAGCAAGAAACTCATCTTTTTGCTCGATGGCGTAGCATTTACGTTCATAAGTTGAGGCGATAATTTCACCGTCTTTTATAACTTGGTTTGTCCATTGCACGTTAAATACCTGAAGATCAGGCAGTGCGTTGACTTGTGATAGTATCTTTTGTTCTATGATTGCCATTGTTGTTCCTTAAACTGTGTATGTGATACTAAAGTAAACTTGTGAAGTTGCTTGGAAGTGAGTTGGTGTTATGCTAATAGGCGTAGTATTGATGGCTGAATTTCCATACAACTGAACATACGATGCAGAACCTACAGTCAAAGCTAAATTAGGAAAAAGTGTTGTAAAGGTAGCCCCAAATACAGTTGCAGTAAAATAAGTTAGTGCTGATGTAAAAGGCAAAGATATTCTTGCTATTCCAGATGCCGTACCTGCCGTAAATGCTGATAAATTTAATGCTACTCTACAAGTAACAACATTACCTATTTTTGTATAATAACCATTTGCAGTTGATGCTGTGTAAGTCATTGTTCCGTTAGTTGCAAAACTCAACACAGGAGTCCAAGTTCCTTCCTCGTAATCATCCAGTGTATTAGCATTTGAACTTGCAGCTTGAGTAGCAGGGAAGGTTATACCATTTCCCACCGTTGTTGGTGCTGCACCACCTACAGATATATTTTCTTGTAGGGTTACGTTGCCTAAGGAGTCGATGCGCATGCGTTCTGTGTTGGCGGTGTTCATCGTCATTGAACCACCAGTATTTGTCAGATACATATTTGAATCTGATGTGGTGTTTAACCGCAAATAAGCGTTAGCATTTTCTGATGCAATAGTAAGGGTTGGATTAGCTGCAAGATAAACAGTAAGGGGAGAACCATAAGATGCTGGACTACTCGTCCCAATCCCCACGTTGCCGGAAGCATCTTTATACAACTGACCTGAGCCTATGTTCAGTATGCCTGTGGATCCTGTGAGTGTGCCTGTGTAAGTTGGATTTGCTAATGTCGGACTGGTAGCAAAAACAGCAGACCCAGAACCAGTTTCATCAGTTAAAGCTGTTGCTAATTGTAAAGAAGTAAAAGACCCTAAAGATGTTGCATTTCCTAAAGAAGTAATTGCGCCTGTAAGATTGGCGTTAGTAATAACATTACCAGCGGTTAAGCCAGAAGCAGTACCTGTAATATTAGTACCAACAAAAGCAGCAGGAGTTCCAAGACCTATAGCATTATTACTAGCATCTAACCAAACGCCTTTCTCAGCAGGGTAAGTTACAAAGACATCTTTGACACCGCTAGTGAAAGAAACTAAGCCACCTGCATTAGAAGAAGCTAAAACAGTAGTGCGGGCAAGAGTAGTGCCAGCAGATGTATAAGTTCCAATACCAACTTCCCAGTTAGGTCCACCTTGGTCAGCTATACAGTAATATGTAGTGTTGCCATTACCTACAACAGAAAAAGATTGAAACCCTGTGGTAGCGCCTAAAAGAGTCGCAGTACCTGTACCTATAACGGTTGTTGTTTCTTTTACGCGATCTCCTAATATAAGCGCCATAAGTATCTCCTATTAAGCAGCTGTTGCAGTATATGATACAGAAAGGGTATCGCCTGACGTTACAGTTTTAGATCCAGCAGTAAAATCACCAGCACTAAACAAAGTTCCTGAAGTATTGTCAATAGTCGCCGAACCACCAATGTTTATAAAACAACCTGCAACAGTTCCAGAACCTGTCATTGTAAATATAACGGCTGTAGAAGTTGATTTAGCTCCAGCTGTTGCAGCACTAAATGTAGGTGTTTTACGAGTGCCAGAGTAAGTAGGGGCATTAGCAAGACCAACTTCTAACCAAGTATGTGATGCTTGAGTATCAGTTACAGCAGCTGTACCTGTACCTTTAAGACCCATAACAACAGCCCCACCAGCCACGTTACCTAATATGGTATCCATAGTAAAATTTTTACCGACTGTAGTGACTAAGTTATCAATTACATCAACCCATTTAATATCACCAAATTTATCATGGCACACAATCTGATATGTTCCGTGTAAGCTCATAGCTTCATCATAACTTGCACCTCTGTCTACAGAAGCTGAGCAGATGTCTCCTATGTTTGTATTTTCAATATGCATTTTAATTCCTCTAAGAAATTCTAATAACAGCAGTTGAGGCTGTTGCGGGTGGAAAAGTTACTGTAAATGTACCTGATGCAGTTTTGTCTGAACCAAAGTCTAAAACAGCTACGGCGGCGTTAGTTGAACTATTATATATCAAAGCGCCGCGACATATAAAACTAGATGCAGACCATGAGACATTGTCAAAAGATACATATGCTGTAGAACCCGAACTAGCTGGAGCTATTGGCGTTAATACCTCACCACCTGCTGTATAGCCTGCGCCTGTAACTTCATTTAGAGTAGTATAAACTAAAGTCGCAGAATTAAGTTCAGCATTTGCATTATATAAAGCTATCTTATAAACTTGAGTTGTGCCTGTAGCAAAGTTTTCTAGCCCACTTAATAGGTTCTTTTTAAATATGGTACATTGTCCTTGAACTATCATAAGCTGCTATAAGGTATTTTGGTTTGATTGTTTCTGTATGCGTCTCCGCGTTCCAGTCCGTCACCTAGGCGTTTCAACTGAGCTAAGGCTTCTTGGTACTTTTGTTCATAGTAACCAACCATATCTGCTTCGCCTTTCATAAAGATCATAGCTTCACGCATAGCACCGTAGAACAATACAGGATCATAGTTATCACCTAACCAGCTAGTACCAGATGCTGCTGTACTTATAGACTCAGGCATATAGTAATAATGTAATTCTACAGTATAGTTATCGTCAGGTGTTGGAACTAACATTAATGAAAGCTCTGTAGGGTAAGTTAACTGTGGACCAAATATTGCGTAGTACTTAGGTAGGCCTGTAGCACTTGGATTAGGATAGGCCTCACGAATAAAACTTACATCCTTATCAATAAGATAATTATACGAACCTGAAGCATTGATTGCCGCAAGTGAGTACACAGCCATAAAGTCATTAGGGCAAGACAGATAAGGATTACTACTTGTTACATTACCTGTTACGTTTTTTCTAAGTACTGGAATCTGTACACTGTTGTATATACGGAGTTCTGCCTCTTGCACAAACAAGGGAATATTAGAGACAAACAGTTGCTCAGTATTCTCAGAATACGCTTGTATAGCTTGAACTAACGCAGCATAATTCATTGCTTATGCCATTGGACCGCGAGCTTGAGTGCCTTTTGTAGCAGCACCTGTGCCTCGTATTTTAATACCAGTAGTCTTTATATCTTTTATAGGAGTTCCTGCACTGGGTACATCAGGTACTTTTACTGGTTTAATTTGTGGATATTTGTCAGATAAAATGCTCATATTAATCTCTATGTTGTAGTTACTGAACTAACTTGTCCTATTGCAACTAAGGCATTAGGGGTTAAAACTGCGTCAAACTGTGAAGCTCCACCTA